ATTCAGAGTCATTATTCTTCTCTACTTTAGTAGTTAATTGTTCAGAATTAGCTACTTCTACATTGGTGTCAAATTTTAGACCTAATTCTTCTGCCTGATCAACTTCACTCTTTCTGGCATTTAATACCTCTTCTAAATCATATCCTTGCTCCATTAACACCTGTGTTTGTGTCTTAAATCCAGCTTTTACAGCTTCTTTATTAGCTTGACACTCTTTAATGGGATCAATCCACTCAAATGAACGAGGTATCCATTTAACACGCTTATATCTTTCTGGCTCAGTATCAAATGTTGGCAGATTTAACGCACCAGATAAAACAGCCATATCTAAAAACATTTCAAAAACTCTAGAGTGGAAGTTCTCTATTAAATAGTTTTGAATTGTTCTAAATTGTGCTCGATCTTCTAACAATGCAAGACGGCTGGAACTGTAGTTACTGGTGGAATAGTCACGACTTAAACTTTCATAACTTACTCCTATTCCAGATGCCATAGATCTAAGCATTGCTCTCATATATGGTTCAAATTCACCATTAGGAGAATCCATATCTGGAATATTTACTTGTTGCCCTGGGGCAAGGTAGGAAAACATACCAGGACTGAATTCTGTAACACGATCACCGTCATAAACTTCACCACCAGGATCTAACTCACCTTCTGGAGAAGTAATAAATCCCATTAACGCACTGGAAGCCCTGGCTCGAATTAAACT